GTATCCGCAGACGCGCCGACTTCCGGCTTCGTCAGTCCAAGGTTGGTGGTTGTCGTGTCAGCCATGTCTGTTTACCTCAAGCGGCCTGTAAGTAGGCCGGATGTGTTTTCTCTGTCCAAGTCTTCGCCGTGTCCGAAGCCGGCGTCCATGTCTCTGCCGTGTCACTAATCTGCGTCCAGCTCTCGGGCGTGTCTGGATCGTTTTCCCACTTCTTGCGCCCGACGCACGTCAGCGTCGCCACCGCCGTCAACGTCGCCGCGCCAATATCAATCTGCTGCCCCGACACGACCAGTGTCGAGGCCGCGCTCAACTGCGCCGCACCGCGATGGATGCGCTCTGCCGAGGCAGAGAGCGTCGCCACCGCAGAGAGCGTCGCAGCGCCAAGGTGGATGCGCTCTGCCGCTGCCGTCAGCGTCGCCGACGCACTCAGCGCCGCAGCGCCTTGGTGAATCCGCTCCGCAGCCGCCGTCAGCGTCGCCGCAGCAGATAGCGTCGCCGCCCCCTGCTGCACCCTCACCCCGGCTATCGTCAGCGTCGCGGCTGCGTTAAGCGTCGCCGCGCCCTGCTGGATACGCACGCCAGCGACCACCAAGGTCGCCGCAGCGTTTAGCGTGGCCGCCCCCTCTTTGGGGTCTATGCCATAGTTGCCACGCCCGTATAAGCCGCTGCCGTAACCGGCCACGTCTTAGGCCAACGTAATGTCTAGGTCGCCAGCCGGTACTCTGAACACGTCGCCCGAGGCGATCGTCTTGCTGGCCGTCAGGTTGCCGTAGGCGAGCAGGTTGCCGCTCGTCGAAGCATCAAACACGCCCACCGCCACAATCGTGCCCCACGACGACCCGGCGGTCGGAAACTCCACCGCAGACGTGTTGCTCGCCGTGTCACCCGACACCGTAAAGGCGACGGTCTGGCGCGCATAGGCCGTACCAGAAACTTCAGTGCCGCCGCCCGCGTCGGTCGGCGCGACGGTGTAAAGCGCCAAGTACCGAGTCGCTGGCGGGGTATACGTCACCGAGCCAAAGACGTGATCGAGCACTGCGGTTTCAAGATAATTGGAAAATGCACTCACGGGATAACCCTCGTCGGTTTAACAGTCATCACGGCACGCCCCTGATTAAAGGCGGCGCGTTCGTTTTGCAGGAGAATGTCGTTCACTGCGGTTTCGTAAAGCGCAGACCACGTTGCCACTCGCTCATCGTCGCGCAAGTACGGGGCCGCTTGGAGCAGCGATCCGTATAGGTACACGTCAGGGTGGCGGTCTAAAATCCAATTAGAGGTATTAGCGTCTGACAACTTGGCGAGCGTCGCCACATACGTCAACTCTGCCGTGTAACTCGTGTCCGGCGCGGGCAGCACTTCGATCTGGTTTCCGACCAGAGCGAAATACTGCGGCTTGCCGGTGGTGCGGTAGACGTACTTCTTCGCGTCAACCTCATCCTCGGTCAAGAAGATGAGCTGCTGCACGGGCGCCGTGGACGTCAGCACCAGAGACTTGCACGACAAGAAATCAGACGGCAGCGCCGAGAACGGCGTGTCGATGGTGGCGTTGGCGCGCTTGACCATCTTTTGGGTCGGCAGACGACGCTCGAGTTGCGCCTCGGAAAGCGAAACAAAGTCGGGGATAACTGCCGTGAGGTCGTCACGGTTGAGCCAGTCCGCTATGCTGCTTTTAAGACTGCTGTATGAATTTAGGGCCATCTAGCTCTTCCTTCATCGCCCAAGCACCCTCGTGGGAATACTCGAACGTGCCGATATGTTTTACATGCTGCGAGAGGTCGTGATCCAGAAGCACCTCGTACCCGGCCTCTCTGGCCTTGCGGCAGAAGAACACGTCCTCGCCGATGTAGTGATTTCCGATCGTCGAATACGGAATCGCAAACCACGGTGCCTCTATCTTCTCGAACACCTCTCGCTTCACCATCATCACGCCCATGCCGACATAATCGACAGGCTGTAGCCCTTCGGACTCTGGGCCGGTATACACACGATCAATCTTGCCCTGCGCGTCCATCATCGCCACCGGCTTGACCGGCATGCGACGCGTCGCGTAGTTAGCAGCCACGATGGGCTTGTCGCGCAGGATGAGGTGCCCGATCGTTTCCTTCGGGAACCGCATGTCTGAGTCAAGCCAGAGGAGATAGTCCGCCTTCTCCTCGAGTGCTTGACGCGCAAGCTCCATACGCTGAGAGGCGATCAGAGTTCCGTGGCTCGTGTAGAGCAGAACACGGTCGTCTGTTGTCGCAGTGTGATAACTCATCGCTCGCGCTAAGTCATACGCAAACGAGGTCATCACCGTATCACGCGCAGGCACCAATATCGCTATTGACCTGCTCATACACGCCCCGGGCGTGTTCGGAAAAGCCTGTTGTCAGGCGAGTTCAACCACTTCTTCATCGCTGCGGGATCGTCAACGATCCCTTCGTTCTTCAGTCGGTAGAACAAGGCCATCGGTATTGATGCCACCTTGCTCCACTCGCCGTACCGAGCACGTTCGTCCGTGTTCGCGTACTGCTTTTTATTCTGCTCAATCAGGTCGCCGACTTCAAAGACCGTCTCAATCTTGGCCTCGTCACGATCGGCATCGTAGTGCCACCATTTTGTCGTGCCCGTTGTCGGGTCGTAATCAAAAAGGCGCTTACCTGTTGAACTCATGTGATCCTCAAACTAGGGGGCGATGGCACGATTACCACCGCCCCCAAGTTTACATCACCACTATCAGGTCGTGGTCAAATCCGCAGCAAGACCATGCGCGGCCTCGGTGTTGACCTTCAAGCCCCACTCCACAACGATCATGCGCTTCTCGGCGTCGCCGGTCTTCGCAAGTTCGACCGTCTGGAACGGACGCAGGTAAGCGACGCTGGCGTACTCAGGATCGAGCACGAAAGCATCACGCTCACGCTGGAAGCGGTTGGGGACAACCGACACCGCGCCGAAGTCCGAAACGTAAACGTCGGCGGCGCCGATGATTACGCCAGGCTTGTTGCCCGGGGCTTCCTTACGGATTTGCGCGATACCCGCGAAGGCGCTTACTTTCTGCTTGTTGACCGGGCCAACCATCAGAATCTTCGGCGTACCGCCAGCAGCCCACACCTTCTGGATCACGCTCTTGAGAATCGTCTCCGTGAAGGCGCGCAGGTTGGCGTCGGTCGCGTCCGTGCGGGTCGCGTTCGGCTGCGTGGTGTAAGACGGGTCAACGCCGCCCGTTCCCTTGTCCGTGTTCGTCTTCAAGAAGGCGAGCAACGAACCAGTCTTGCGGAGCGCGGTCGAGACGCCGGCAGAACCAGCGGCAGCGGCCTGGTTGGTGAGCATGGTGCTCTCCATGTCGCGCTTCAGTTCGGCAGAACGCTTGGCGAGCTGGTAGGCCAACTCTGAACGACGACCAGCCTTGTCCACCGACTCGAGCGTGCCCGAGATGAGGACGGTCTTGCGGCTGACCTGCGTGTAGTTGCCAATGCGGGTCGTGGCGGCGGTCGAGTCGTATGACGACACGTCGTCACCTTCAACCTGCGCGTTGGTCGTCGAAGCGGCGGCGAGCGAGTCCGTCTGCCACTCAAAGTAAGTGTTTTTGACGTTCTCGCGGCCGATGTTCGACATGAACGGAGTCTCTTCGGGCGAGATGTTGTAGATCACGTTCGAGAGAGACTCACGGATACCCTTGGCGGCAAAGATATCAAACGTATTTGCTGTCTGGGACATTTGAAATTACCTCAATCTATAAACTGTTCAAACACAGCAGCCGCGTCTTTGTGGCTGCCACTATTTGCGAGTCTAGAAAGAGCCGCCTTGGATGCGACGACCTTAGAGGATTGCGGAGAGGAGGCAGCGCCAGCCTTCATCGGCTTCGCCTTCTGCATGATCTTCGGACGCATCTGATCGCGTTTGCTCATCAGCTCGTCAAACATCATGGCCTTTCGCAGTGCCACCACGGCGCGAGCGTCATAGATGTCCGAAATCTCTTCGACCGTGAAGCCGAGTCTTTCGGTGGCATAGTTGACGATCTTCGCCTTCTCGGTGCGAGCCTTGTCAGCGTCGCGCCATTCCGGCAGCACTTCCAGCAACTTACCGCGTTCGCTCTCGAGGGTCTTTTCGGCCTCGATGCGCTCCTCGGTCTGCTGCTTCTCCACCAGCGCCTGCTTCTGGGCTTGCACCCAGGCGGCCTGTTCCTGCCTTGATCGCATTACCTCGCGCTGTCTCACCCACTCAACCGGGTTCTCTTGGTAGAGTCTGTCCCAGTCGATCTCGGGCGGTTGTAGCTGCCTGAGAGTCGCGTCAAGCGCCTCCAATGTCTGCGCATACCGTTGCCGCTCTTCCCGCGCCAGAGAGGCTTCTGCTTCGGCCTGCTTACGGGCCTCGGCGATCGCCTGCGTCTTGCGCGTGTAATCCGCGGTGCGTGAGTAGCCCTTCAGAAGCTCATCCAGCGGCACCTCGACTTCTTCCCCGTCAACCTTGACGCGGAATGTCTGGGCCTGCTGGGCTGCCTCTTCGGCCTCCTCATCGCCTTCGGTTTGCTCATCGCTCTCAGCATCGGACTCGCTTGCCTCTGCCTCGAGCACCTCTTCTTCGCCTTCAGCTTCGAGCAACTCGTTTTCGCCTTCATCGGCGGCGAGCATTTGTTCAAAAGCATCCTGCGGAGATTGTACGTTTCCCGGGGGTACACCCGTGCCGGTTTCGCTCATAGTTCTATTTTGCGGGATTCAAGCGACTATTTC